TGATATGGCAACATTGTAAGAGTCAATTAAAGGGATTACTTTCTCGAAAGAGGAAGCCCTATCTTCATTGTTTAAATACTCGATAACCGGAAGGTATCCAACTCCGTGAGCTTCATCTACTCCGGGTCCGATATCTGCCTCACTAGCTCCATTAAGAGTAAATGAAAACTTAGTAGCAGTTACTTCATCGTAAAGAGTAACACTGAAATGTTTTATCTTTGTAGCTTCATCTACACGCTCACTCCAGACAACAGCCGCAATAGGTTTTTCATCTATCTCCATAGAGTGGAAGACAATACAATTGAGGGGACTTAATGGGATAAATCGTGGGAGGGGTTTTCCTTGTACTTTCTCTCTCCAGTGGAACTCATAAGCATGTCCATACAAGTTAGACAGTCTATCAAGCTCAGAGTTAACGTCATCGACATCATTAAAGTAGTGAATACGTTTGAGGTCTTTCTCTCTGTCCTTGTTGTCAAATAAGACCTGTATAGGTTCGCCTGTAAAGTAAGAAGTAGCCGTGTTTACAATTACTTCTGCAAAGGGATGTCCGATACGGTTATTTGGCTTTGTGTCATCATCAAAGACTCTTGTGTTTATCTTTGTAATATTACGGTGGTACTTCTCTAGAGTTTTATACTCTTCTTGGCGAGGAGCATGTGAGACAATTTGAGATACGACTTCTCTCAAGCTTTTCTTATCTGCTAAGTAATACTTTCGAGGGGATGTAAACACTACAGGGGCGTAGTAGTTGTAGCGGAATGTTTGTAAGTCTGTAGCCAATATGATTTCTCCTTTCTTTTAAAATTAGATTCAAAATAAACTTATATACCAAACCCTAATGCGCCTTTCTCCATAGTATTCATACGGTTAGAAGGCATTTCTGGTTCGATGGCATAACGTAAAGCATCTATAAGGTGGTTGTATGAGTCAATCGGCTTATTAAGATATTCATTAGTCTTCTTATCTTTTTGATACTCATAGTTTTCTAGTTCTTCTATCATGTTTACACATCTAGGATGTACGATAAGTTTGTATCCTTGGAGGAAGTTCAAACCCCAAAGCACACTATCATTTCCCTTCCGTGCAGGTTTAATCTTTCTAACTCCGTATCGTTTGAGTTCTTCAATACTTTTAGGCTCAGAACTATCTGCAATGATTTCCTGCTTAACATATCCACGGAGTTGTAACTCTTCGAATATCTCAACGTTTGTCATGGCTTTCCGATACATCTCATCAAAGATATAAATTGTCTTAGTTGATCTATCTACAAAGGTACAAACTAAAGTAGACGGGTCAGCGGAGAATCCAAAGTCCATTCCAAAACGTGAGACGAATCCTTTCTTCATGAGATCAAAGTGGTTGAACTCTTTAGCTTCCCAATTAGTGAGGATTAACTTACCAAGTGATGCAAATACTCCGAGGGCATAAATCTTATAGTAAGTAGGGTTGGAGTGCATCATATCTTCGAGGGCATCTATATAAGATGTAGGAAGGAATCGGTTATCCTTATAAGTAGTGTGAACAATGGAGGTATCAACAAGTTCGGGGTCACCTTCAAAGAAACGCTTGTATATCCAGTTGGTTTTGGCTACTGGATTAAACATCATTACTATCTGGTTATTTGGCTTACGAGAACGTAGCCGAAGATTCAACTGAGAGAAATCATCGAGGGTTAACTCTGTAGCTTCTTCTATCATGATATCATCGATGCCTGAAATAGATTTAATCTTCTCAGGGTCATCAAGTGCTTTGAAAATAAATTGTGATCCATTTGGAAGTGTAATTGTGAAGTTTGACTCTGATACTTTACAGAGGTCGAGGATGTTAAAGCTTGAGAGGGTTTTCTTCAATTCAGCAAAAACAGATTCTCGAATAGTCGCCCCTACTTTACGGACAACCAAACACTTTCGGGGTACAGGGCTTTTAAGGTAAAGAATAACCTGTCGTTGGAATGCCCATACAGATTTTCCACTTCCAGCCCCTCCAAAAAAGAGAAGTAAGCGATTGGTGTTGTTCAGAGTGGGGAGATAAACTTCATTGAAGAATCTCTTTTTGAAGACAATCTTTAGAGGTTCTGGCATTGCATCTCTCCTTTCTCGAAACTAGAAAGGTGTTTGCCTTGAGAGGGGACACAAGGGCTTAGGAGGGAGGATATAAACCTTTCTAGTTCCCAAAAAGGGAGGCGGAGGAGGTAAATCATATTGACAAAAAGACTCTTGAGGAGGGGACTCGTATACCCCTTTAAGGGTTCTCTCAACTTATAATGTAGTGGCTCGCTCGAAACGATATCATCAGCCCAGTTTTTAATTTATTGAGAACCCTTAAAGGAATCCACGAAAGTGGAAACCCCAGGAGGAAGGATTACTTGAGGTTGATTATCCCTAAAAGGGTTAAGTCCTCTCTTTCATCTGTATACATGATAGCACAACTCGTACATATAAGTCAAGCCTTTTGAGTAAAAAAAATTTATTTTACTGCTCGCTTACAACCTCAATAGTTTCGTCATCTTCTTCGTCGCTCTCAATGTCAACTATGATGACTTGCTCTTTCTTTTCAATTTGCTTTTCGATTAACATGCCGTATGATTTCATAAGAAGCTCCATTGCTTTCAAGACGTCTTTGTTGTCGACCTTCTTGTCAATCTTGTCCCCTCGAGGAGTAATATGCTCATCATAGGCATCCTCTCTAATGATGCTAGTAAGCCGCTGGAGGACTTCTTGCCCGTCAGCAATCATCTTGTCCCTGTCGCCTGCTCCAAGCCACGCACGGTACGCTCTAGAGGTCTCTGTGCGAGCGATACGGTAAAGTGATCCTTTGGCGTATCCATATTTAAGTCTTATCTTTTCGTAGTCCATCCCCGAAGCTAGTAATTCCCTGTTGAGTACCTTATGTTTGTCCGACATCTTGGTTAAATCTACACCGTTAAACTCATCAGGGTCTGCTGGAAACTTTGCCCTTACTTCGTGTTTACTTATAGCCACCTTTCCATTCCTCCATTTCTTTAAAGTCTTCTTCATAATAATTTAACATAACGATTAAATCATGTAAGTCCCAGTCTGTTAAGTTTTCCGCTCTTCGTATCTCTTGAGAGAGCGTGTACAACTGTACGCTTAACTCTATTTGTAATTTACTCATATGTGATTACTCCCGTCAGTATGGTTTCGTGCTTGGATGACAAACTGTCGAGCTTGTCTTTCTGTTACTCCTTCACCAATGAGATACGCATAAGCTCCGTACTCTCCAAAGTCACTAATAAGTTTCTGTACTTCTGAGATGTATTTGTTAAACTCCGTAGTTGTCTTAAATATCATATCCGTCTTCCTCCTCTATTAAGATTCTCTTATAGTATAACATAGACGGCTATTAAAGTATATATCTTATATAGATTTAAATATATTGTCATGTTCTTTAGAACATGACGTGAGTATCTTTGATACTCACTATCTTTAAGTTATTATCTTTTAAGTTATTAAAACCTCTAAAGATTAAAGAACTTAAAAGATATACTATTATGCTATCACACAAAAAAGCAAAAGTCAACACTTTTTGGCAAATTTCTTAAAAGTGTCATAAAATTGTGCGTTTGTGTTCTATTTTATACGAACACTATAAAGTTTTACTTGACAGAACAAAACTAAAGTGCATAGCTTCTTAGCCATACACTTTTGAGGGTTCACCATAAAAGTTTTATCCATAATAGTTTCAATCTTCATCCCTCTCAGCACAATCTTCAGAGCAATAAACATATCCATTCTTTCTCCAATATAACCACGCTGAGATTAAACAATAACATTTAGCACATCTTTCATTTTGCATATCATCCACTCCCTTTGTTGTTGTATACTTTATTGCTTCGCTGTATACTTTATTCTATGTAGGATACTTTCGGGATATGACTAAAATTTTATCCTTCTTTATGTAGATCACAAAACTCTTCGTAGCTCATACCTGAACCCTCTTTAGTGTATTCCGTTAGGACCTCATCAGCCAGTTCCTTATGTATTCCGCTGAGTTTATTTCCCTTCTTGTCCACCTTGCGGTAATGAATAATGATATCCTCCACCGTTCTAAATATAGCTATACGATCCTTATCGTTGCTCCATAGTCCATTATACTTCATAGTTGTACCTCCTAGATGTAATACGTTTAATATGTCCAGTTTACAAGTTATTTATAAACTCATCTGCATCTGGTGTGATAATTTCTACCTTTGGAGCGTTCTCTACCTTTGGAGTTTTATCCATTTCGTAAATATCTAATAAGTTTGAAGCTCCTAATAACATTGCGGCTACTCCTATGCTGATTCCTATTGCAGACAATGATTTCTTTGTAGTGTTTTTCATTTTAATTTCCTCCTAAGATTTGTTTTGTTTTCC